GTTAATAGAAAAAGAAGCACCAAGCTTAAATAATTTATTAGATCCAGAAGACGTAAAAGAGTTTAAGGCTATGACAGCCGAGCTTCGTGACACTTGGACCAAGAAACAAGTATTTAGAACAGAGACAGAAATGAGAATGTCTGTTCTTCAAGATATGAAGTATCCAACAAAAGCTGCAAAGTATTGGCAGTGTGTTAGAGAACAAAACGTATTTTTAGAAAACTTAATGAGTCTATCATTTGATTGTAGAAGATCAGAAGCTAAACTTAAATGGTTAGAAAAAAAAGTAGAGACAGAACAAGACGAATATAAATTAGAAAAATATAAAATAGATCTTGATGAAGCTAGATATGGTTTAGCTAATATGCAATTAGTAGCAAGAGATCGTATGAGAGAAATTAAACTTTGGTCTACATTAAAAAAAGAATTTGATGATGGTACATTTGATACTAAAGATGTTAACAGGCATCAGTTAGATTCTTATCATATGATTATGAAAAATAAAGCAGAGACATTAACATCAGGCTCTAGTCAGCCAGAAGTGTTTAATGTATTAGGTCAGTTAAATACTATAGAAAGAGTTAAAAAATCAGGGGAAATGATTTACAATAAGAAAGAACAAATAACTAATGACCTTGGATCCAAACCAGAGTGATTTTAAATTTATATTTTTAGGTCAATCGGTATTACGATACCAAGTACCACTTGATGTGTATAATACGATTAACCATATTTATGAAACTAAATATCCAACATTACCTCCAGCTAATAAACAATTAGTTGGTAAGATAGAAAAAGAACATAGTTTATTTTTTAATGGTACAGATAGTGATAAAATGACTAGGCATAATTATTTACCTAATAATGTATTAGAATGGTTTACACAAAAATTTAAACATTATTTAGAGTTTAACAAAGTTAGACAATATAATTTACGTCTTAATTCTGTATGGGTTAATACTATGTTTGAACATGAATATAATCCAGTGCACGTGCATCAAGGAACATTGTTTACAGGGTTATCTTCTGTTATGATTTTAAAATTACCAGAGTCTTATGGCGTAGAATACTCCGCAGCTGAACAGCCACAAAATGGCAAACTACAAATATTAGGTGCAACTAATGGACATTTTGCAAATGTAGATTATCAACCAGAAATAAGAGAAAGAGATTTTTTTGTATTTCCATATGACATGAGACATTGTGTTTATCCTTTTAACGGTCCAGGATATAGAAGAACGTTAGCTGCAAATATGGATGTTCAATACGACCCAATTAGAAACAGAGGAGTAAGTTAATGTACGAAAATAAACATATCACAGAACCTAAATGGAAAAGTTGGATAGTTCAAACTACTACACCGTTATTTACACCAGATCAATGTCGACAGATTATTGAATGTGGAAGACGACAGAAACCACAAACAGCACAAGTAGGTATGGGTAAACCAGGTAGTGGAACAGATACTAAAAAAAGAGTTACAACAATATCGTGGATACCATTTAAAGAAATGGGTCACATGTATGTAGACCTTAATAATTTTATACAAAAAGCAAATGAAAATCATTTTGGTTTTGGTGATATACAAGTTACAGAAAACGCACAGTTTACAGAATATCCTGAAGGAGGATTTTATGATTGGCACATGGATTGTGATGTAAACATGCAACACGAACCGCCAGTTCGAAAAATATCTATGACTCTTTTGTTAAATGATCCATCCGAGTTTGAAGGTGGAGATTTAGAATTAATGGCACCAGGTAAGTTTGCAGAACTTAAACAAGGACATGCAATTATATTTGCATCATTTTTAAATCACAGAGTCAACCCTGTAAAACGAGGAATAAGACAATCTTTAGTTTGTTGGTTTGGAGGTAAACCTTTTAGATGATTAATGATAATGAACTTTACATTTTTAAAGATTTTTTATCTTCCGAAGAGTGTGATGAATACTATAAAAAAATATATGACATTGGTCCACAACCACAAATGTTAGATTTTAAAATTATTACTGCAGATCTAACAGGAGATCCAATTGGAGAAAAAGTTAAAAATTTTATTAATAAAAAATTTTTAATTAATTTAGATTTAGATCAATTACAAATACAAAATTGGCATGTTAATAGCTTTGGAAATTTACACACACATTATAATCCAGGAAGAGAACATATTATTTATACTAGTTCTTTATATTTAAACGATGATTTTTTAGGGGGAGAGTTTATAACTGAAGATGGCAGAAAATTTAAACCTATAAAAGGAACTCTTATTTTTTTTAATGGTCAAAAAATAAAACATGGTGTTAACAAAGTTTTTAAGACAGATAGAAAATCCTTAATATTTTGGTGGAGAGGTCAATGATTAAAGAACAATTTTTTCCAACAACTATATATGGTAAAGATGTAAAATTAGATAATCAAATGTTTGCTAACGAAATAGTTGAATGGTCTAAACGAGATCCTGGTGTTCAAAAAACAAATCGTAATGGTTGGCACTCTACAACTGAAATGCATCAAATACCTGTATTCAAACCTTTAGTAGATGAATTGTTTATAATGATGCAAGATATATGGAAAGAAGAATGGTTAGATCGTAAACCTATCTTAGGTAATATGTGGGCTAACATAAACCCACCAGGAGGATATAACGCTCCGCATATACATCCTAATAGTTTATTTAGTGGTGTATATTATGTGCATGCACAACCTAATTCAGGAAAACTTGTTTGTAATGATCCAAGACCAGGAATACAAACTACTATGCCTACAAGAAAACCAGGTCAACCGCCAAAACATTTGTGGAGAGAAACTCATCTAGAACCAAAACCTGGTAGAATTATAATATTTCCTGCTTGGTTATGGCACAATGTTCAACCTAATCAATCAAATGAGATAAGAATATCAGTAAGTTTTAATTTTATACAAAATGGCTTTCAATAAATATCAAGTAATCAAAGGTGCAATTAGTTATGAATTAGCTAATTTTATATTTAACTATTTTCTTCTTAAAAGAGACGCTGTTAAATGGATGTATGAAAACAACATTACTTATGATACAGGAATGCTTGGTACATGGACAGATCAACAAATACCTAATACTTACTCACATTATGCTGACCATGTAATGGAAACATTACTTGTTAAAGTATTGCCAGTAATGCAACAAGAAACCGGCTTAGACTTATGTCCTACTTATTCCTATGCAAGATTATATAAACATGGTGACGAATTAAAAAGACACAAAGACAGACCTAGTTGTGAAATATCGACTACAATAAATTTAGGTGGTGATCCTTGGCCTATTTTTATAGACGGCACAGGTGCCAATAATGTTATAGATGAATACAAAAATATACATAAACCCAACGCTCCAAAAGGCACGAAAGTCTTACTTGAAGTCGGCGATATGCTGGTATATAGTGGATGTGAATTAGAGCATTGGAGAGAACCTTTTGAAGGAACTACTTGCGGACAGGTATTTCTTCATTATAACCATTTAAATGGTCCTTTTGCTGAAAAGAATAGGTTCGACAGAAGGCCAATGTTAGGTGTTCCACCAATAAGGAATACATAAATGGAGTTATATGTTACAAAAACTAGGATTCCTACCAGGTTTCAATAAACAAGTTACATCTACAGGTGCTGAGTCTCAATGGACTGATGGCGAGAATGTGCGTTTTAGATATGGTACACCTGAAAAAATAGGTGGCTGGAATCAATTAGGTGAATCAAAACTTACAGGAGTTGCAAGAGGACTTCATCATTTTGTTAATAAAGCATCTACAAAATTTGCAGCTATAGGAACTAACAGGATATTATATGTTTATTCTGGTGGAGTTTATTATGATATTCACCCGTTAGTTAATCCAGGAGGCACAACTATATCAAATTGTTTTACAACAACTAATGGATCTCCAATAGTTACTATTACTTTTTCAGGAACACATACATTTGTAGCAGGAGATATTATAACTTTTAGCGATTTTTCAGCTGCAACTAATTCTAATTATGCAGCAGCAGATTTTAATGATGTAAAATATATGGTAACAAGTGTACCTACTCCAACCACTTTAACCATTACAATGGATAGTAATGAGTCTGGTTCTGGTGCTACTACATCTGGAAGTGTTAAGTACTATCAATACTACCACGTAGGACCTGCTGAGCAAATAGGAGCTTTTGGTT